GAGCGTTTGCTGACCCTATACGTAAATTGTTGTATGAGACTAACCCTTTAGTAAAAGACGAGTATAGGGTTAAAGGCGTTGTAGATGCTTATGGTTGGGATAAAGCTAAGGTAGAGTTTCCAGAACTTAGAAACTTGCTTCAAACTTTAGGTGTTGGAGCCCGTCAAGTATTTAATGACCAATTCTGGGTATCTCAAGGTTTATCTGGATTAGCCACTGGTGACAAGATTGTTATTACTGACGTTAGGTTTCCAAATGAAGCGGATGCTATTAAAGATTTAGGAGGTCAAATCTGGCGAGTCAAGCGTCTTGGTATTGGCGCGGTTAATGAGCATGTTTCTGAGACTGCTATGGACGGCTACAAAGTTGACCAGATTTTTATAAACAACGGTTCTATTGAAGACCTTATGGCTTTGTTACAAGTTCGCATGAGGCAGTTTGCATGACTTTTACTGGTACTTTATTGCCTTACCAACCTGAGGCCGTAGACCGAATGTGCGAACGTGCTCGCATGCTTGTGGCTTACGACCTCGGGCTTGGAAAGACCGTCCTTACTATTGCAGCAGTAGAGCGCCTTATGGATGAGTCACGGATTAAAGAGCCAGGCCTTATAATCTGTTTATCCTCTCTGAAATACCAGTGGGCAAACCAGATTGAGAAATTTACAAATGGAACTTCAAAAGCTTTGGTTATTGATGGAACGCCGAAGAAACGCGCAGAGCAATACGAGAAAGCACTCGACTGGCGCAACACAAAGGTTGATTACATTATCCTTAACTACGAGCAAGTTGTTAACGACTGGGACAAAGTACGACAGCTCCCACGTGGATTCGTTGTCCTTGACGAAGCAACCGCCATTAAATCGTTCAAATCAAAACGATCTAAAGCAGTAAAGAAGTTAGTAAACTCTCCTTTTAGGTTTGCACTAACAGGCACACCAATTGAAAACGGTAAGCCTGAAGAGCTTTATTCTATTATGCAGTTTGTAGACGCTGAGGTTCTTGGGCGTTTTGACATATTTGATTCTGCGTTTATTGTTAGAAACGATTGGGGCGGGGTTAACTACTACCGAAACCTATCTACGTTGCATACAAAAATGAAAGAGGCGTCTGTACGTAAAGCTCAAAAAGACCCTGACGTTGCCCCTTACCTTCCTGACTCAATCCATAAAGAGCCAGTAAAGATAACGTTTGATAGAAAATGCTCAAAGCTGTACACCAAAATTACTGAAGACCTGTTGTTTGATTTAGATGAGGCTGTGTCTTTGTTTGGTTTGTCTTTTAACGTTTTATCTCACTATGGGTATACCTCTCAACGTGGAGGTCCAGAAGATGAGATGCGCGGAAAGATTATGTCTAAGATTGGAGCATTAAAGATGCTCTGCTCTCACCCAGACCTACTACGTACTAGCGCTATTAAGTTTGCAGCTAACGGGGGTGAAGGCTCTGCGTATGCTGCGGGTCTAGTTGACGCTGGCGCTTTAGACGGGGTTACCAACTCTCCTAAACTTGATTACCTTGTTCAATACGTTAAAGATTTCCTTGACCAAAACGAAACCAACAAGGTAGTTATTTTTGCTACTTACGTTGATATGCTTGATATGATTGCAGAAAAACTTGGCCCTGACCAGTGTCGTCTCTACTCAGGCAAACTTAACGCTAAGTCTAAGGAGGAGAACAAAATTGCGTTTAATACAGACCCTTCTATTCGTGTCCTTATATCTTCTGACGCTGGTGGGTACGGTGTTGACCTTCCGGCAGCGAATCTCCTTGTTAATTACGATTTGCCGTGGTCCTCAGGCTCAGCAATTCAACGTAACGGGCGTATCCAAAGAGCCTCATCAACCTGGCCCTCAATAGTTATTCAAGACCTATTAATTGCTGGGTCTATTGAAGAGCGCCAACATGAGGCTTTACAGCAGAAAACAGCTATTGCTAACGCCATTATTGATGGTGAAGGCATAGATGAGGATGGCGGAATCGCCATGACTACTGGTAGTTTAAAGCAGTTCTTAGAGGCCACTATCGTATAATTGTAGGATGCCTAATGCACCTAAGACGCCGACTCGTACTATTAGAGTACCTGATGACCTTTGGCTTGCTGTGCAACGCAAAGCAAAGAAAGAAAACGTTACAGTAACTAGCATTATTATTAAAGCATTAGAAACGTATGTACACGAGGCCTCTATAAGTTGACATACCCTTACCCAACGATTACTGTTGGGCGCAAATACAAAGGGGATGTTATGGAAGACAAAGAGCTTAAAGACAATATTCGCCAGTACTTAGCACTTAAAGACCAACTTGATTTAATAACAAAACGTCAAACTGAAATTAAACAGCGGCTTATTGACGCTGTAGACGCTGTTGAAGCTGATGACAGAGGCCATCGCGTACTTAGCGTTGAAGATGAAACTGTTGGGGAAATTACACTTACACGTCAACGCAGAGTGTCTAAGTCACTTAACATGGACGTGGCTGAAGAGATACTTACTAAAAAAGGCATCAAAGATACTTGCATTAAAATGGTAGCAACCATTGATGAGGGCGCCATTATGGCTGCTTTTTATGAAAACTATTTAACAGAAGAAGACATTGACTTAATGTTCCCTTCTAAAATTAGTTATGCGTTTTTACTGGATAAATAATGGGTCACATGCATAACTCAAAAGATGCAAAAGATTTTATTGAATCTACTTTTGCTGATTTAGATAATTTTTACCCAGGCAGTAAAAGAAAACGCAAAGAAAAGGTTGTTAAGCCTCCAGAGATAACTCTTGACACTGCTTGGGATGCAAAGCCTATTAAAAAAACGCTACCTAACGGTAAAGAGGTAGAGCTGTTTTCTATTGGCGCTTTGGCAGGGGCTTTGGGTAGGCCAGTTATCACTGTCCGTACTTGGATAAAAGAGGGCTACTTACCAGCCTCACCATATAGACTTCCCGCTAAGAAGGACAAAAACGGGGAAGACCATCAAGGCCGCAGACTTTACTCTAGGGCCATGGTGGAGAGGACGGTTTCGTTGTTTCATTCGGCTGGACTTCTACATACCAAACGTGTAGAATGGTCCGTACACCGACAGCTCAGCAATGAGATTGCCGAGGCTTGGAATCAAATCCGAGCAGACGAAACTAAATAAACTAAAACAAACTAAAATAAAAGGATGATAAACCTATGGCAGTAAACAGTCCAGACAGCTACGTCGTTGAAAACGACGAGTTCTCAAACGCAGCAATCACAGAACGACCAGCACAGGCAACAAGTAATAACATCTTGTCTGGTTGGGAAGCGGCAGATAAAGCATCTGCTCCAGTAGGCGGATACCCAGTTGAATTTAAGTTCAACGACGGGGAATTCCAAGTAATTAAGTTCCTTGACCAAGATGGCCCGTTCGCTATCTACAAGCAACATTTCCTATCACAAATCACTAGCGGTAAGCGTTCATTTATTTCGCTTGGTGCTAACGATCCGTTGTGCGTAAAGCTTGGAAGCAAGCCTGAAGATAAGAAGGCATTTACAATTGCTAACTTAAGCGCACCTGGCGGCCCACAGCGTCAAATGCTTATTGCAAGTCCACGTTTATATAAGTCCCTGCATGCTGCACACTTTTCACCTGCTGGTCCTTTAACAAAGAACTACTGGGCGATTAGTCGTACAGGAAAGATGCAGTCAACTGTGTACCACATTAACCCTGTTAAGCCACGTGACCTTGCTGAGGACTGGGGCATTACAGATGATGAAGCAATTGAAAAAGCAATTGCTGAGATGGTGCCGTTTGAGCGTTCCATTATTAAAGAACCAACATGGGAAGAACTAGAAGCAGTCGCTGCTTCACTTATCTAAACAACTAGGTCGCTGAAGGGCTAAGGTCTACATCCCCCGGCTTTAGCCTTTCGGCTCTATAAGGGACATAACTTGAATATTATTACAACAAAAAAGCAACTAGAAGAGATGGTTGATTACTATCTTACACAAGACTCATTTGCGTTTGACGTAGAAACCGTTGGAGACCATCGCGGTACGCCTGCTGTAAACGAGGTTTTGTGGATTAGCTTTGCTACGCACGGCCGAGGCGACGTAATTCCTATGGGCCACCCCCACGGTGAGTTCATGTCTGAATCATTTCCT